ATGGTTGCGTGGCCTTTTAAAAAAGGTTGGCGTTGATCTTGATGATCAAACCAGAAACCAGATGCTTGCGCTATCAGGATCTATTAGTGACGAAATTGCCACTATAGATTTGTCTAGCGCCTCAGATCTGAACAGTGATCGTTTAATATGGTCGTTATTACCTCCTTGGTTTTACGACATACTGAATGATCTGCGTTCCCACTACGGTACATGTGACACACCAGGCGATGCTCGCGAGAGCATCAAATGGGAGTTGTTTAGTACCATGGGAAACGGGTTTACCTTCGAGTTAGAATCTTTGGTCTTCTATGCATTAGCGAAAGCGTGTGCAGAGATTGAAGGAGCCGAAGGCTCCGTGACCGTTTATGGTGACGACATAATTTGTCCGTCATCAAGTGCTCCCTTACTGCTAGATGTACTTACAGCAGTGGGCCACAAACCGAACCGGAAGAAGACCTTTATTAAGGGTCCCTTTCGTGAAAGTTGTGGAAAGCACTATTATAACGGTTTTGACGTAACTCCTTTTTATTTTAGAAAGGCAATTGATGACCTCCATCGCGTACACTGGTTTTTAAACCGGTTACGTATATGGAGTGGTGTAACAGAAAATGGTCTCACGATATGTGATCCCACTGTTTATCCACTTTGGTTGACGATCTCTCGTAGGTTTAGCTTAACTGCTTTTGCCTATGAGGGTCACATCGATTCTCTTGACTCTCTCTATGTACCTTACAAGTACAATGCCTTATCGATAACTGAATCCTTCAAAAAGATTCGTTATACAGGCTATGGACCATTATTCAAATTCTTTCAGAATGCGAATGAACAGCTTGCAATATGTAAGTATGGTTCCCAAGAAATAGATATGGGGTCGAGTGCGTTAGGTCAAAATACGGATAAACCATTATTTGTAATCGCACACGCGAACACAGATGATAGGTTTACCACTGACTTTAACAACTACCGTTATCCTCAAGAAGAGTCCAACCAGTTAAAACTGGTTGACGCTCCGCTTACAATGGATTATGCACACAAACTCGTGTACAAACCATTAGAGAATGTTGGCTTTAAAAAGCCAATCGGTTAGTTTAGTTACTCCGGAGTGAAACTCTCCGGGCGTCGAACACTTTGTTCACTAATTTACGGTTATGCTTTGC